TGTTATATAATAGGCCTTTTGACCTAGTGCAGCCGTTATAAGGTTTAATAAACTAACGGCCTGGAGCGTGTACTGGAGCGTTAACTGGAGCGTGTACTGGAGCGTTAACTGGAGAGTATCCTGGAGAGTATCCTGGAGAGTATCCTGGAGCATATAACCAGAAACACCAGGAGCAACACCTGGAGCAATACCAGGAGCAACACCTGGAGCGTATTTTTAGCCGTTCTAAGCTATTTTATCAGACTCAAGGCCTGGAGCATAGGCTGGAGAAAATAAGACAAAAAAAAAGGCTTTAAATTAATAAAGCCCTTTTAACTGGTTTATGTGTTTAGATTATAATAGTTCTAGTTCCTTGTAACATTCGTGTATTAATTCCTCTCCGTATATATACACCAACATATTGACCATGCTTTCAGCGTTTGTATAATGTTTAGCCTGGCCAAAATTAAACTCTTCGTATTCCTTAATATCTTCTAGGGCTTCAAATGTGTCAATGAAGTGCTTATCTAGCCATTGTTGAGCGTTAAAATATCCGATTATATAATAATCCTCGTTAAATAAAGACTGGTGCAATTCGTTTGCATCTAGTCGGCCTGGTTTACTGGTTAGATTATCTAGGTTTAAATCTTTGATTCCCTCTAGGATGTACTCCTTTAGTTCTGCTTTTATTGAATTTTTCATGATAGTTTTTTTTAGTTTTATTGATTAATTATTGAATGTGATTTTTTAAAATATTAAGTGTTTCCTGGTATAAACCTGGAGCAATTATAGACCTATCCAGGTTCCCCTCCTTTAAATCCTCCTCTAATTGTTGCATTCCCTGGATTATAATTTGCTCTAGTATAAAGGGCCCTATTTCGTACCCGTTGGATTTTGCTTTTAGTTCTGTAACTGCTCTCTTGATTCTGATTCCTGGTGATTTTGATTTTTTCATGATTTTTTTTTAAAGGTTTATAAAATAAATTAGTACTGCTACTGGTAAAGATAATAAATAAAATAAATTAAATATTTTCTCAATTTTGGTTTCTTTTTTTTCTTGCATGATTTTTTTTTAAATTAATTTTTTGTTTTTAGTTGGCTGCAAATTATATATATTTTTTGACTATCCTAATTTTTTTTAACTTTTTTTTTCCTGGTTATTTTTTCAATAATTATTAGGATCTGATTTTATTTTTTCATTTTTACTCTAGCCTACTATTTTTTTTGTAAAAATTTTTTTGCTTTATTTCTATTAAGAGTAAAGTACCTACCAATTACCAATTAGCTACCAATTAGCTACCAATTAGCTACCAATTAGACAAAAAAAAGGCCTAGATATTATTCCAGGCCTTAATTTTTTTTTTAAATTAATTTTTTATTAATTCAGGTATTTTATTATTAAAACTAATATATAAAGGATAGCTTTTAAAAATTGTTATAAATTGCTTTTTTATTTCCTCCTGGTTATCAGTAAAAATTACAAAATTAGCAACACTTTGGTTTTGCTCTTCAATTTTATACCCTCCTACAAACTTTACAGAATTATAATAGATAGGGGAATTTATACTTAGATAATCTTTAATTTGTGCTATTTTATTAGGTATCAATGGGCTAGTAGCATTTCTATTAAAGAATATATCTATTTCTAATTTAATTATTGATTTTTTCATGATTATTTTTTTAAGTTATTGATTAATACTAGTATATTTTCTAATTCTTTTTGTAAAAAGGTATGGCAATTAATTTTTAAAGTTTTACCATCATAAAAATTAACTACATAATTATCTAGCCTACTATTAACTAAATTCTCTCCTGAAAATAATAGGTTTAAAAAGTGTTTACATACATCTATTGGTAATTTTACACCTTTTGTACTCTCAATATATTTGGATGCCTTACAAATCCTTAAAAGTGCTGGTTCGTTAAACATTCCACCATAAAAAGTAAAATTGCTATCTGCTCTCCATTTTATCTGATTTTTTTTATTTTTTTCAGCTAATTTTTTTAGTCTAATTGCTGCTTCTGCTGCATCAGTTTTTTCTAATAAAGGAAGATCTTCTTTAACACTTAAATATATAGACTTCATATCTTTATAATAACTACTTCTTTTATCAGCTATAACACCAGGAAACTCTCTTGATATTTCTTTTATAGTAGTTCTATTTTTTTTACAATAGCTTAAAAACTCTTCATACTTTTCAAAATTACGAACAATACTTCTAGCATAGAATATTTTATGTTTCCAGGCTTTTTTCATTTTTTGGTTATTGATAACAATATTTTTAAACATATTATCTAAATGTATTTCAGATAAACAAAAAACTTTTTTGTGAGTAGCTGCACTTCTTAATATACTAATATGCCTACCAGTTGATACACTATAACCATCATCATTAATAATTAAAGTTCCATTGTTTAGCCTTAAACCTAATAAGTAGTGGTAACCATAGCTATAAAGTTTGTTACCATTAAAAAATATGCTCCTGGTTTGGTTTTGGCCTGATTCTTGTACTTCGTTAGCAAAGTAGTGTATTGCTTCAGAATTGTTTTTTAATACTTTTCTCATGATTTTTTTGTTTTTAGTTAAATTTAGTTTTGTCAAAGATAAAAATATTTTTAATATAAGCATAAAAAAGTTTTATTTATTAAAAAGTTTTTTGTTATATGTTAATAAGGTGCATTTTTAACCTAGTAGCTATTGACTTTAAAATTCTGCTAATTTTATAAGGCCTATCTTACTTAAGAGAAGAAACACTACCAATTTCCCCTTATTGTAAATAATTTACATCTGTACCAATTAGGCCAAAAAAAAAGTAACCATTTCTGGTTACTCTCTTGATTAATTTTGTTTTAAAAATTCCCATATTGCTAGAATTATTACGAATATTAAGTATGTTATCATATATTATTTTTTTTATTTAGTTTTTATTTAGTTTCTACTGAACACATTATTACTACACTATCATCTAATTTAGATAATTCATTTTCAAACTCTTCAGCCATCATTTCAAGATCATAAGTTATACTGCCATCTTCATTTATTATATAATAAGTCGGCAAAACTATTTGGTTTACTGCAATTTCTTTTTTCATTTTGTTTTATTTTTAGTTATTTATTCTTCTTCATCTTCCAGCCATTCTGACCAGTAGCATCCTAAGTGGTTATATGCAAATTCAATTTTATCATCTTTTGTTTTGGGATAATCTAATTCTAATTCATCTATAAGAAATTCTTTTTCTTCTTTAATAATGTCGTCAATATGTTTTAAATAATCTTTTTCATATTTAAAGTATGCTCCTGAACACTCATTGTACCATCCATCATACATTTCTTCATTAGTTATACTGCAATATACCATATTATAAGTGGTTTAAGCATTCAGTACAGAATCCAAAAGAATCTGTATCATGCGTATTAATATTATTACATTCAATACACTTAGTAGGAGTAATAGTTTTGGCCCTAACTTCTTCAGCTAATTCCTTTGTTCTACTCTCCAGGTATTCTATATAATCCATGAAGGCCTGAACATAAAACTTTTTATCAGTAGTTAATTCCTGAAGTATTCCAGAATGAAAATAATTAAAACCATCATCTACTTTATCTATTAACTTTTTCATATAGCAAAGTTCCAAGTTAATAAATCATTATCAATAAGTTTCAGACCAAAGTAAATTTCTGATTCTCTTACTGCATCCTTAATATCATTTTCATCAGGAAACTCTATCCAGTCAATACTTATAACACAACTATCTATAACCTTAGAATGTCCTGATTCCAAAGTTTCTATTGTTTCTATCCAATAATCATGTTTATGCGTAAAGGCCCTGGATATTTGTTCTTTTAGTAATTCCAATTCTTTACTTTCTTCATTATAATATATCTTATAATCATCCCAGTCTGATTGACTATAACCTTTACATCCTACTATACATGACTTATGATAACCATCAGTATCTATTTTTTTACTAGGCAATAAGTTACTCATTCTCCTATTACTATTATGTACTGCAATATCTAATTCTATTGCTAATTCTTTTACATAATCTATATACATATCCCAGGAGAATCCTGATTCATAATCACTTTTTACTTTAACTTCATACTTTTTCATAATAATTTTTTTTGATTAATTTAGTTTTGTTGTAATTACATATAAGCATTAATATTTGATATAAACAAATTATATGCAATAAAATATAATAGCATGAAATTAGCTGAAATTACATGCAACATGCTGCACCAGGAAGAAATCAAATGAAAAATTTTTTAAAAAAAAAGGTTAAGAGCAAATCTGTTACCAATTAAGAGCAGATCCATTACCAATTAAGAGAAAAACTGTTACCAATTCAGTATAAAAAAATATTAAGAGAAAAGTTGTTACCAATTAGGCAGAAAACAGAAAAGGAGGGTATCATGAACCCCCCTCCTCTTTTTTACAACTAAAACAAAACTAAAACAATATAACAACAATTTTTTTAAATAAAAAAGTAAATTGTGATATATTATTAAAAATAATGAACAAATCTGGCAACTTGACCACTTTCTTTATCGTGTAAAAAGCCTTCTACTGCTTTTGGTACTCCAGTAAAGCCTTTACCAGAGTGCCATGAATCACTAGCAGATGGGCTTCTCATATATTCTACTGTAACCCCTATAAAATCCTTTGCATCTAACCATTTATGCTTGATCTTGTGATGAAGATGATGTAAATACCAGTACCTATGAGTAGTTTCAGACCAAAGTAAAGGTTTTTCTGATGCCATTAACAAGGGTAGTTTATCCATTTTAGCACCATCTCCATGTTCTAGGCCTATTAAATTACTTCCATATTTGTAATACTTACGATTTGCAACTCCACAATCTACAGAAACATCATCAGCTTTTCTAAACCAAGATTTTAAAGCATGAGCTAAATGAAATCCACTTTGATAATCATGATTACTCATAGAGTGAACACAATCTACTGGAGCAACTTCTCTTAACATTTCTACACAATGAACATAAACTTGCAAAGCAATTTCATAATGTTCCCACCATTTTCCATCTGTGTCCTGATAAGTCCCTTTTGTCGTACTTGACATAACATTGTCTGTATGGAGAATATCATTACCAATACAAAAAAGCACTCTTTCAACACCAAAACCTTTAGCTTTATTTATAAGCCCACTAACACCACTTAAAACCCTTGCTACAGCTATATCCATGTTGTATTCATCCCCAGTTTCTTTTGCATTAGCATATTTACCTATATGAACATCAGCAGGATTTATAACCAATAAATGTTTACCAGGTTTATGTTTTATTTTTGGATATTCTGGAGCATTATCTTCTATCAGTTTTAATACATTACTAAATACATTTTTTTCATCAACAATGCTTGTCTTAGTAACTACTGAAAACCTTAATTCACCACCCATGTTTTGCCAATGCTTTACACTAACAACATCTTTTCTATCAATTCCTCTTTCAAGTAAATGATCATCTAATGCTGAATTGTGCGAAAGGTTATAATTTAGGTTTTCTAAATCTCCAGCTCTATGCTGATAAATTAAATCTACTTCTTTATCTGATAATCTTAGTCTTTTTCCCATATTAAAGTTATTTTACATCCCTTTACCTCCTTGACAACTATCTTTTTATATTCTTTAACTTTTTCTTTTGGTAAGTATTTAGGATTTTTACTGTTAAGCTTCTTCTTTTTTGCCATAGGTAATAATAAGCTATTTTTTAACCTTTTCCCAGCTCCTTCCACCAAAGTATGCACCAATGACTGTTAATAAAGTCATTTTTATTAGCTCTATCCATGAATTTTCTACCTTAAATGAAAAAACTCCAGCATCTATGAAAACTAACAACATAGTGCATACAACTAAGAATATTAACACCATAGGCCTTACATTTTTTGATAAAAAAGAATCGGATTGCATATCACTTTTCCATCTATTTGTGATTTGTTCTTGCATTTTTGCTTCATAAGAAAGAACTAAATCCCGTACTTTTTGTTCAGCTTCTAATTTTTCTTCTTTAGAAGTTGTTAAATTGTCTATAACACCACCAACTTCTTTTATAAGATCAGTAGCTCCACTTGAAAATATTTTTGATATTATACTCATTATAATTCTATATTTTTAATCCACCTAAAAGTTTTTTTGTACCATCTATTATCCTTTTTGTTTTGTTTTGTTTCACATACACCACAAATTGTATCTACAACATTAATTCTTACAGTATCTATTATTGTCTTTAAAACTATCTTATAATTGTATTGTAAACTATCATCTCCCATTCTCAATTCATTCATTTCAAACATACTATCATGATAGGCATCTACTTTATTGTTTAAAAGCTTAATATCTCTTTGTTTTCTCCATAAATCCTGCTTTAATAATGTTTTTTCTTCTTTACTGGAAATTACTTGTTGAACAGCCATATCTGCTGAATTAAAAAGACTATCTAGGTTTGTGTTAAAGGATTTTATCTCTTCCACTTGCTCTTCTGATGAGAAGCATGAGGATAATATAAGCAATAATATACAACATTTAACCTTCATTTATGTTTTTCAATGTTTCTATAAATTTATCATTAAGTTTTTTATAATCCTTTCTAAGTATTATAACTTCTTCTTGTAAATCTTCTATTTGATTAGTAAGTGTAGTTTTGTTGTCTATATATAAATAACCTATAGCAATAATGCAGAAAAATAATCCTCCTGCCATTGGATTAGCAGCAAAGTCTTTAAAGTTAATTGGCGATTTCAACTAAAAAACATTTTTATAATAAATCCAGCAACAATACCATAAAGAACCCAAAGAGATCTAGCTAAAGTTTTTCTTGCAGATGTATTTCTATTTACTCTTGATGTAACACCACTATCAGGATCTAAAAGCCTTTCAGTAAGCATATCTAGTTTAGCATCCATTTTATCTAATTTATCTTCCATTGAGTCCATTCTATGTTCCATTAATGCCATCTCCTTTACTATGTCTTTATTAGTTGCCATTATATTCTATTATCTAAATCAACATATTCTATAATAACTTCATTACCTCTTTCTAGTTCTTTCGCAATAGATGGATATATTCTCTTATACGAATTAGTGGATTTTCCAATCCAGCCATCTTTGATGATAGCATTATTTTCCTGCGAATCACCCACAAGAAGGCATCCAGAAGTATGAGAATCATCATTACCACAATGGATAAGGATATACTTAAAATTAGGAACATTACAAACTTCCAGCATACCTTTATGTAATGACTGAAATCTTTTTTTATACCTCTCATTAAATCCCCCTTCATTTCTAAATTTTATGTGATAAGTTCCACTAGGTATTCTAGTTTCTCCTTTTACTTTTAATGCTCTATGCTCATCTTCTAAAGTATAGCAAAGAAACTTCATACCCATTTCAGACTCCTCAAAAAGAAGTCCGTTTGTGCAATCAGCTTCGCTGCTAAATCTTAGAACTTTGAGCTTCATTAGATTGTTGCTGCAAATACTTCTAAATCACAAGGAGCTACTAATGCTTCTGCTGAAATTATAAATGCTGTATTATGAGCTACTGCTCCTTGAGCAATATCTGCTGCTGCTGCATCAAAACTTACACCACCTAATATAAAAGATTTACCTGCTTCTAGCTTAATAACCATTGCATCTGTTCCAAAAACTTTTAAATTAACATAATTAGTATCATCTAAATTTGTTATTCTTATGTACTTTACATTAGTTGCCTTTAAAACACCTTGACCTGAAGCTGCTCCAAGCTCTAATACATTAGTAAAAGCAGAAATAGGTACTTCTACTACTCTGTTGTAAACCTCATCTATCTCTGATACAGTTAAAGTATTAGTGTTACCATAAGATTGCCCATTTAAACTAACTGAATCCGTTAGTGTTACTGTTAAGTTTGCGTTTAATACTGTTGTTGCCATTTTTGTTTATTTTTTATTTGTTATTTTTAAATTTCATTTCTATATTCTATCTCATTTAGCTCCCACTCTTCAATACCAGTATCATCTCCAGTCCAGAAAGAACCATTTTCAAAAGTATGTGAAGATAATTCCTCCCCACTTCTAAAGCTATCTATTACATCTTCTACTACTTCTGTTGTACTTACTACCCATTCATCACCATTATTACTTACTGATGCAAATTCTATCTTATCTTGATCTAAAGATTCAAACACTTCTGATGTTACTATGTAATATTTCATTATATTGATTCTAAATTAGAGTTACCACTAAATACAAAAGGATTACCACTATTACCACTACTATCAGCTCCATCATTTTCAAATTTATAATATCCCTTTAAATTAGTTGCTGCCGAATGTGTAGTTAAATCCATTCTTGTGCCATTATTATATATTTCTGCAACTTCAGAAGCTGATAATTGTTTATTCCACCAAGACAAATCATTAAATTGTGTTTCAGCACTATTACCAGATTTTGCATAACTCCAAGCATTACTACCTACTAGTATTTGTCTGTCTGTTCCAGTTTGATTAACTGTTCCATTACTATTTCCATTAGCATAAAAACCTAATCCCATATCAGTCCCATTCCAATACATTTTAGTATAATTACCTCCTGCATTATTTGTAGCACTTTTACAAATAGTTAATAAAGTAAAATTATCATCTCCAACATTCCCTCTATTTGAAGCACTCCAATAACTGCTTCCTAATCCAGAAGCTTGATATGCAGCAGCATAGTTTCCTCCGTTAGAGTGCATAAGCCAAAAGTTTTGCGAATATCTAGTAGGATTAGAAGAAGCATATTGAAAATAAAATCTATTATTTGATTCGTTATAATATAATCTAATTAAATTTTCATAAGAAGATGATGGATTACTATTAGCAGTAAACAAATGTATATTGGTATTTAAACTACTATTCCAACCTGCTTTTACCCAAATACTAAAAGAATAAGCATCAGAATGTTGAAAATTAAATTTACCATTACTATCAGCAATTCTAATAGTTTGTCCTACTCCAGTAGTAATAGATTTTGAAGCAGCATAACTATCAGCAAAAGATGCCGAGGGAGCAGAATAATCTACTCCAAATATATTAGCTACATTAGCAATAGGTGTAGTATCAACCTTGCCTACATTAGCAATCGGAACTCCTGATATTTTAGATATAGTATTACCCATTACCCAGCAATTTCAACCCAAGTGTTATCAGGATTAAACCAAATTTGTTTATTAGTACCAGTAGCAACATTATATCCTACTATTCTAACTACATCACCAGCTCCACTTGGAGCTACTCTAGTAATTTGACCTGCATTAGTAGATATATATAAAGGTATTCCTGCACCAGCACCAGGAGCAACACTTATTGTTACCATTCCCCTTAATAACATACCAACAACACCTGGAGCTCCACTACCTATGGCTATACCTAATAAATTTGTAGATGTACTAACAGCATCAGCATCAGCATAAGACCAATCTAAAGCATCATTTAAGTAATATAATCTTCCTGCAATAACATCTGATTCACCACTAGCTGTACTGCCAATAAATACAATATCGCCTTCGGCATCACCATCATTATTGGAACTAGGAGCAAACCCCCTAGAACCAAATTTTTCATATTTATTTACAGACATCTAATTATTGTATTTTAGAAATCATTATTGTTACATCTGCACTTGCTGGAGCTGAATTAAAATCAACTCTTACTGCTGAAGTAGAAGTTCTAGTTACTTGAGCATATATAGTTTCATAAGATGAAGTATCATACATTTGAACCATTACAGCTCTTGTGCCTAAATTATGAGTTACAGTTATAGATGTAGCACCACCAATTTCAGCAGTATAAGTTCTATTAGCTAAATGTTTAGGAGTTACATATCTTGAAGTATCTGTTCCAGCTAAAGCTTCAGCATCTGTAGCTAATTCAACAACACCTTTTACAGTTACACTTGCATTTACTTCATCACCAGTATTTGATCCACTTACTGCAATATTTGCCACACTTCCTAGTCCAACCATTTCTTTAGTTATACCACTTACTGTTCCAGTAAATGTTGGAGAAGCTGTATTAGCTTTATTTCCTAAAGCAGTTGTAATTCCACTTGCATAAGAAGCATCATCTCCTATTGCAGCAGCTAATTCATTTAAAGTATCTAAAGCACCTGGAGCACCACCTACTAAATTAGAAACAGCAGTAGATACAAAAGCAGTTGTAGCCAATCTTGTAGTATTATTTCCTGCTGTTTGTGTTGGAGCACTAGGGTTTCCAGTAAATGTTGGAGAAGCTTTTGGAGCTTTTCCATTTAAAGTAGTTACTTGAGCAGCAGACATAACACCAGATACAGATGTTGTTGCTACTGGAATAGTAGCATCAGTACCATCAGAAGATGCTATAACTCTACTAGTTGTGCTACTTGCACAAGATAAATTTGTAGTAACATTATGATTAACATCAGTTGCCTTTGCAGTATTTGCTTCAATAGCACTAATATTAGCAGCACTAATACCAGTTTTAGCAGTATTCGCAGTAATTGCACTAGCTTGTCCTGAAGTTATACCAGTTTTTGCAGTATTTGCAGTAATTGCAGAAGCCTGACCACTTGAAATTCCAGTCTTAGCAGTATTAGCAGTTATAGCTGAAGCTTGTCCTGAAGTAATACCAGTCTTAGAAGTATTTGCTATTACAGCAGCAGCTTGTTCATCAGTCATTGCACCCCAAGCAGAAGTTGTAGCTGCTGGAAGTGAAGCATTATCTCCATCTGAAGATTCTATAGTTAATGAAGTTGCAGTCGCTGTAGCACTTAAATCAGTAGAAACATTGTGATTTACATCTGTTTCTTTAGCTGTATTTGCAGTTATAGCACTTGCTTGAGCAGAAGTAATACCAGTTTTAGCAGTATTATTACTTATTGCAGTTGCTTGTGAACCAGTAATACCAGTTTTAGCAGTATTTGCACTAATTGCATTTGCTTGACCAGTTGTTATGCCAGTTTTAGATGTGTTAGCTGTTATAGCTGAAGCTTGACCACTAGTAATTCCAGTTTTTGATGTGTTAGCACTAATTGCACTAATTGTAGCACTATCAAGGTTTACAGTAGCAGCACCACTAGTACCACCTGAAACATCAATGTTGTTACCACCAATTACTTCTGTAATATCTCCTATTGCAGATGATAACTCAACCCAAGAGCCATTTAGACCTACATAAACTTTATCTGAAGTAGTGTTTTGGAAAATTTTACCCTCCACTACTGTAGCAGGGTTGGTTGTTAATTGTTGTAGCACCATATTAAGTGCTTGATTGTCATTAAGATCTATGTTCCCAGAAACATCAAGATCATGTAAAAATTTAATTGCCATTGTTTTTTTTTATTTATTTATTAATTAATTGAAATATGCCTTTCCTGAGAAAGTTGCTTTGAATGTTAAAGTTATTTGGTTTAAAGAGTTGTAATCCACTTGTCCTATTACAACTGTTCCTGCTGAATCTACTACTGTTACACTAGCGTATTTATCTAAACCATGTGTTACAACCCATACTGTAGCAGAAACAGACTGGGTGTGAGTATATGCCTTGTCTGATAAAACATTTAACCCAGACATTATTGAACTAAATGGAGTGAATTTTAAATGACCTGAAGCATTAGTATGTAAAACTTCATTCACAACCTCTGTATCTGTAATGCTTACAGTAATTCCTGCATCTACATCTACAGCAGGACTAGCTGTAGTTAGTCCAGTTAATGTAACATTACCAGTTTCACCATTTCTTGAAGCAGAAAAATCAGCATGAGCATTTAAAACAGATTGTAATGCTGTTCCTACTTGTATTGCAGTAGAGTTTATTCCACTAGCAGTTAAATCTACAGCTATTACCCCACCATAACCAGTAGGAGTAGCCATTGCAGTTGATGCTGTTACTTTAAAATAAACAGCATACTTAATTAGATCATTACTATTATATAGGCAAAAATATTTATGATGCAAATAACCTTGATTGTCAGCAGGAACAACTAATAAAACAGAACTATTATAGTTTGATTTAACCCATTCTACAGAATTAAGATGGTTCTTTGTAGACACACTTCTTTTCCTGGCTGTTTCAAAGCCTTTTGGCTTATGTATTTGTGAATCTGTTAAATTATTATGATTCTTCATTTATTAATAAGTTATTATGCCATGTCTTTTACTTACAGAGCTCCCTCCATTACAAGAACTACAAGTTCCACATCCATTCCATTCTGGGTATAATGCTTTATTATCATCTAAATATAAGTGCATTTTCTTTTTAAAAGTTTCTGCTTTTTTATATGTTTCTTGTCTAAGGTAATTTAATTTTTTTTCATTAACTGGGCTTGTAAAATCAGCCAAGTTATCTACAACACCCTGGGATGTTGTGTTGTATGTTATATCTGGTAGAATTTCAAACTTTATACAAAATGCTAAATAATCTTTTATATAATCATTTACTAATACTACATATTGTCCTTGAGAAACAGCCTTATATAAATCATCACCTAAAAATGGTTTTACATGATTAAGTTCTGCTATTTCAATAAAAGTAGGTTTAACTAAATGCTTGTCAAAATTAGCATTAGTCATTGCCTTAATTACAACTTCTCCTCTAGTTATTAGTGCCATCTTGTTCTTCTTTTTTATCGTTAGATTCCTCTTTAACTTGTTTATTAGCAGCCTTTTCTTCCATCAACTCTTTCATTTGCTTTTCATTTAGTTCTGGCAAATGGAATATTTCTCTTCCCTCTTTAATTGATATAAATTCTGATGGAGCAATAGCTCCTAATAAGGAAACTGGAGGTTTAGTATAAAATCTAAGATCATTAGCACTTATCCCTCTTTCTGTTTTAAGTATCTTTTTAAGACATTTTAAAAACATTTGTTGAGGTTCTTTAATTACTGTACTCATTGCTATATCATAGGCAGTAAGTATTTGTTGATTATTACCTAATTGACCAGCAACTTGAATACCTGATAAAGCTGGATTCCATCTATGTGCCGATATTATATTATCATTAGTGATTTTTTGTAATTCCATAAAAGAACCATCACTAGTATCATTTATTATCTGAACATTTGTAGCATCTCCATCCCCATTTTTTGCTATAAATAATATTTTAGAATTATCTCCAGCACCAGTTAATTTAGCTACAGCATCATCTATAAAATCTTGTGCTTCATCCTCTCCCATATCTGCATTTAGCTCAACAATAGCACTTGGCATAAATCCGTTTTTGAAGCGTGTAAGATTATAAACTCCTATTTGGTTGGCAATGCGAATATGGTCTAAAGCTGCACAGTAATCAGGCATTCCATAATAATAATATGTGCTTTCATAGTCAGAAAAATGAATTATAGTCCTATATACATCACCATCTTTTTTGAAATCTGGATAAGTTGGTACTTTCCTCATATCATCTGGGTATCTTCTAGCATGTTCCCAGTCTGGATGTAATAAAATGTGTTTTCCTAACTTGTGTACTCTAGCTGTAGTTCCATCCTGGTGGAAAAAATTTATATAACCCTGACCTACAACTACCTCCATATAAGCATTACCTAATTTCCAGTAATCTGATATAACTTTTTTTGCAACATCATCCATGGATTCACCATATACATTAACATCCTCTAGTAAAGCTGTTAATGCTTTGTTAGAAGTTATTAAACCTTCACCTATACTGAATGTTGTTTTTGTGCTAAGTATTGCCCTATGTGTAGATGCAGCTCTTGATAGTTCTGACAGCTCTTGTGGAAATAGATTATTCTCTCCAAAAGGAATCCAGTCATCCCTCAGTACATCTGAAGTAAGACTTGGCTCTTTAGGAGCAGCTTTAGATACATCTTTAGAAAACGAATACCCTAATATTTTAGGACTTTTTTTCGTTTGAGTTAGAGGTGTATTTTGTTGTTTTTTTCGGCTCATCTAATTTAACTTTTTTTGTTGGTTTTATATCTAATTTAGGTTTTTTGACTTCTTGAACATCATCACCTTCTAAACTAACATAAGATTTGCCTATAATGTGTAACTTACTTAAAACTTTTTGACTAAAGTTAGAAGAAAAATTTACACTAACTGAATTTTTACCTAGAAAAACTAATTCATCATCATTAGATAAAAAATATTTATTGTCAAATTTATATTTCATAATTTAATTATTTTTCAAATATACAAAAAATTACAAGAAAAGGGAGGTATGCCCTCCCTTTTTCTCATAATAAAGTTAATTAGTCTGTAGTCCAAGCAAGATTTGCACCAGTAGTAATCTGACACATGTCTACCATGTTGGCAGTAGATGCCTGAACATTAGTAGTAGAGTTTAAAGCTATCAAAACTTCTCTTGGATATTCAGCATGAATACCAGCTAATTTTACAGCAGTACCATTAGCATCTTGAAGTCCAACACCAGTAGTTTGCTCACCAGAAGCGAACTCTAAATATGCTTTCTTTTCAAAAATCTTATCATATCCTAACATGAAGAAATATGTTTCTGGATCTGCTGTATCACAATCATCAGCATAAGATTCACATAAAGCATAAATACCACATGATTCAGTTAATTCTCTAAGTCTAGTGTTAATTTCTTCAGTAATTTTTGGAACATAAAATTCTAATTCTACATTTACCATAGTAGATCCATTCTCTCTACTTGCATTTGCATTGAAACCAGCAGTACCTCTTTCAAATTCAAATTCAAACCAGTTTGCAACCTCGTTAGGAGTTGTTCCTGGAGTTGTTGGGAATGCTGTTATTTCTCCACCAGCAGCTCCAGTTGGAGTACCAGCTACTGCATAAGTTACAGCACCAGTCAATTTATCAGTTTCCATTAACCAGATTCTTTTTATACCACCTCTTCTGTTTCTATCGCAACATGCTATTGCGTGTCCTTGTGTTAAAGCCATTTTTATTTATTTTTTTTTAAGTTAAAAACTTAGGGGAGCTATTAACTCCCCTAAGAGATATTAATTATTAATCCTTAGTCATTGTTACAACCATTCCAGGCTCTTTTACAGCAACACCCATAGAATATAACATTCTGAATCTGTTTTCTTTACAATCTCTATTGTACCACATATCAACATCTTGTGCTACAAAGTCAGTACCTACAGTAATGTTATTAACTACAGTCCACAAAGCACATTGAGTAGAAGTAATGTCATTTGGAGCTAAACCATTAGTCATAGTTGCTAAAGCAGCATGATTTGCTACAATATCAACATCCCAAGAGTTTACAACCTCTAATCTTACACCATTAAATCTTAAAGATCCAACACCATTTTGTAAATCTGCATAAGCAGCAACATGAGAACCATTAGAAGCTCTTAATTCTTTTGCATAACCTTCAGCAAAAGCTCTTGAACAGTAAATTATTTGATTGTCAGCAGTAGCTAATTCTACAGAACGAGCAGCTAACATATCTTCTAAAGTTTGAATAATACTAGTATTAAATACTTTTACTTGAGCTGCTGGTAATAAACCTCCAACATGACCATCTAAATATTTCCAAACTCCATTACAAAGTTTTTGTGTCGTATCAGTTGTTCCTCCTACTGAATCACCCCACCATAAAATAGTAGAGAAATCTCTCATTATTCCTTGCATTACAATTTCAGAAACAATTTCCATAAATACTGTTCCAGATAAATCAGCTCTGTTAATTCCTTTTTTAAGTAATTGAGATTTGATATGAGAAAGTAAAGCTACAGCTTTTTGTGCGTGTTCAACTTCTAATCTACATAATGTTAAAGTTATGTTAGAGTTAGTTGATTGGTCATCATCTGATTGAAAACAAACTTGACTCATTGATTTTGTGATGTCTTTTACAGAAGTGTATCTATCTAATAAGATAGAAGCTCCAGAAACATCCGATATAACATCCATCCCTACTAGGTGGTTGTTTTCATAGAATAAAGGAGCTAAAAAATACTTTTGAGCATCCTCTTGACTCCATGTTAAACTAGTTGATAATACATTTGCCATTTTTTTATTTTTTTAATTGTTAATTTTTAATTTTTAAAGTAAACTTTACTGTCTGATGCAATGTTATTTGCGTAAACATCCCATTGATTTTCAGATTTAGCCATTGGAGATGGATTAGGATCTTTACTAGGTACTACATCACTTGGAGTTCCCTCCATTTTAGCTTCTTTAGATTTATAGCCATTAAGCTCTTCAGTCAAAGTAGCAATGTAACCATCCTTTTCAACTATTGAACCATTTAGCTCAAGGATTGCTTTGTTAGACTCTTCAATAGACTCTTCTATAGCACTCATTTTACTAGACACTTCTTCATTGTCAAGAATTTTTACTTCTTTTGATTCTGCTGTTTTATTAAACATGTCAGAAATAAAAGATTTTAAGTTTTCAAACTCTTTTTCCATTTGATTTTCTTTTTTTTGATTATTAAATAATTTTTCTACAATACCTTTGTTCTTGTAGTCGTACTTCTTTATATCAAACTTAGCTGCCATTTTTATAGGCTCTTCTACTAAATTGATAAAACCTGCTTCTTGTGCTTCAGAACTGTTAAACCAAGTTTCTGCATCCATCCATGAACGGATTTGCTCTTCTGATTGACCAGATCTTGAAACATATATGTTAATTAGCCTTTCACCCATTTTATCCATAAGGTCAGCAGCTTTTCTTAAATCATCTGATTCTCCAACTTCACCTCCCCATACATTATGTATCATATAAAGAGAGTTTTCACTCATTATTACTTCATCAGCAGCAAGTGCAATAACACTAGCCATTGAAGCAGCAATACCTTCTATACGAGCAGTAACCTTTTGTGGCATCCTATTTATAGCATCATATATTGCTAAACCATCTATAACAGAACCTCCTGGTGAGTTTATTCTTAAAAGAACAGATTTGTCGTTTGGAATATTTTTTATCTCATTAATAAAAGACTTGGCATCAACTCCAAAATTACCAATTTCATCATATATCATTACTTCAGTCATCTGACTTTCAGCAACATTTTTTATACTATACCAATTCATAAGTACAATATAACACAATGTTTTTTATAGAGTTTGGAAGTTAGTGGAATAAATATTTATGCTAAATAATTTGGTAAAGTAAAATATTAGTTATTATATTGTAATACTAAACAAAACTAAAAAGATATGAATTTTGAAACAAGATTGGCTGAATTAAATGTCAGCATACACAATGGTAATTACAAAAACACTTACGACTTAGAAGGAGCTTTTATTGTATGTTGGGATTATTATACTGAAATGAGAGATTGGGGTGTAAAAGAAATAGGAGTTTATGCAACTAGAGTTTCAGGAGTAGTTTACAAATCAGATGAAGATATATTAGAATCAGAAAGACAAGAAATTGATAGTGATGATAAGGGTTGGGAGCTTAAATCTGATACATCAGATATTGAATTTGGTCAATGTATTCAGCCTTATGATATATATGTTGATATTGAAAACAAAGAAATAATTGTAAACTTTTAATATGATAAATAAAGAATTTTTTGAGGGATGGGTAAAAGCAACACATGCAAGTTATGGAGATGATCCTACTGATTTTGATGGAAAAAACCCTCCTTGCTGTATAGATGGATGTGAAAAAGACATAGAACATGATGATGATTATTGTGAAGATCATCAAAGGTGTGTGATTTGTGGAGATAATGATGATTGTGATTGTGAGGATGAATGGAGTCAAGTTTCAGCTTGTTGTGAAGCTAGAATGTCTGAATCAGGATTATGTTATAGCTGTAAAGAACATTGTTGTAGTTCTTGGGAAGCAGCAGTTGAAGAAGCAGATGGAAGATTCAAGTAAATATTTAATTAAAGAACTAAAGGATGAAAGGTACTTCAAAGAACAATATAAATTAAATACAATAGATATGAATGATTATTTTGCATATAGTGGTAAAGGAGAGTTTAATCAAAGATTATCATCTCTAACACCTAAATACAGAAACAAAAAGATAAATAATGATATGTCAAAATATGTGCTGAAGGATTACAAGAAAATTAATAATTAAAAATAAAAAAATGGCATCAACAATTTTAACAGTATTTTCAATAGTATTAGCTTATGGTTTTGGATTTTTAAGTGGATCAATAGCAATGGCAGAAAAAAATGCTGATATACATAATGAAGAAAGAAAAAAAGCTTCAATACACTTTAATCAAATTAAATAACTAAAATAAATAATATGGGAAAAATGAAGGAGGTATTTGCTCAACACCAAGAAGAGCAGGATGATTTTGAAAGACACTATTCAGATATGTATGAGCTATCTAAATACATGAATACTGAACATGTTTTTAAAGAATTATACAAAGCAACAATTAAAATTAAAACTAGTAATAAATTAAAAAAAGAAAAAAATGTCAGATAAAAAAATTCCAGAAACAAAAAAAGATGTATTAAGAAGATTGTTTATTGCCAATAACTTAGTTAAAGAAGATGTTTTTAAACATGCTCATTATACAATCATAACTAGGGCTGGTGTAGATAAAATTATGTCTGCCCAATCTATTGAAATACACTATGAATTAATTAATTTATCAGAAGATCATTCTCATTGTTTAATTAAAGCAAAAGGTAAAATGGGAAGTAAGGTAATACAAACTTTTGGTGAAGCTAGTCCTAAAAACAATAAGAACGCATATCCAGTTGCTATGGCCGAAAAAAGAGCTATGAGCAGAATTGTACTTAAGTTAGCTGGTTTTTATGAAAACGGATTTTTTGGGGAAGATGAGTCTGATGACTTTAAGAAATAAACATGACTGACTGGATTGATGACATACTAGGAGATGAAGAATGCTCTATGTGGCAAATAGGATTTATTGAACAGCTTATGCAAACATCTGCTGTAGGCAGAGAATATGATAATATTAATTTTAACGATTTGACTTATAATGAAGCAGAAAAAATCATCAAGGATCTTAGGGAGAACGACTGGCCTAGAGATCCTAAAGACCAGTATCAAGAGATGTTTAAAAGAGGAGTGTTTAAGTAATGAACAAAAAGCTAGAAAAAATTACAGCTATATTCAAAAGTACAGAGATATAATTATAGCTAGAAATAAAGAGGGTTATATACCAATAGAATATTTTATAAATTTTTTATCTGCTATTCCAAAAGAAATGTTTAGTGATAAACCAATATTTTACTTCAGAGATAATAAATGGGATTCTTTAGGTTTATTAGGAGAAAAGATACATTCATCAACATTAAGGACTAAATACTTACAATTATGTTACAAAGAGGTAGGTTTAGAGATAGCCAGGGTTTTAGATAATGAAGTGTCAAAATTTAAAAGCTTTAATTCTGAAAAGAAAAGATTTATAGCTTCATTACATTATGTTTCAGAAAATTTAAACATAGAAAGAGCAAAAAAAATATTAACACAATCAAGAAAATTAAGTGATGAAAGAAATAAGTATGAGTAGTAATGAAGAAGCTTTAACCAAAATAGTAGAATTGGTTTCAGGCTTCACAAGACAAACTATTAGAAGTAAAAATAGAGAACATAAAATAGCAATAGCAAGAAGTATTTTAGGCTCTATGTTAAGAGAAGAGGGTTGTTCTGCCACTAGAGCAGGTGTTTTAGTAGGTAGACATCATGCTTCTGTTTTAAAATACACAAAAGATCATAAGTGGAATTTAAAATACTACCCAAAATATAAAGATATGTATCTAGCTGTACAAGATGAGTATGCAACTGGTTATAGAGCAGCAAAAATAGATCACATGCAGGAGCAGATAGATGTAATGCAAAAGTCAATAAGGACTTTAAAAATGAACACAACTAAATTAATTAATAAATAAAAAAAATGACAGAAAAACAGTATGTAAATGGTATGATTATCAAAGAAAAAACATTTGATAATGGAGGAACTCAGCTTAAATTAAGCATTAAGCTTGAAGATTTCCTAAAACAAATTAAAGAACTAGATAATGATGGTTGGGTAAATTTAATTATTTCAAGAAGAAAAGAGCCTTCTGAAACTGGTGTAACTCATTATTCTTATGTAGATACCTGGAAGCCAAAAAAAGCTAGTGGTGGCTCTAAAAACCTACTAGACAATAAAGATAGCATGATGAATGGGGATGCAGATGATTTGCCATTCTAAATAAACAAAGGGGGGAGTGCCAACTACTGGCGAAATTTACTATTAATATTATTAAATGTTTTAGCTCCCCCTTTTTTTTTAATTAAAATTAATACAAAACTATGGATGAAAAACCAAACTATTATTCAGTATTACCTTCAAGCGTAAGGTATTCAAAAGATTTAACTTCTTTAGAGAAATTATTGTATTCAGAGATTACTTGCCTTACTAATTATAAAGGATATTGTTGGGCAACTAATAATTATTTTGGCAATCTTTATGGTAAATCTAAAGGAACTATTAGCAGATCTATAAATAAACTATCTGCATTAAATTTAATTGATATTTCAATAATTAAAGTAGAGCATAAGATTGATAAAAGATTAATAAAGATAAAAGAAATAGAGGTACTCAAAAACATCATTAGCCATGGTCAAAAATCGCAAGGGGGGGTAGTCAAAAATGATAATGATAATATAAAAGTTAATATTAAAAAAGAAAAGATTGTGTTATTTAATAAATTTTGGGATGCCTATAATGTAAAGAAAAGCAGGAAGTTATGCTATGATAAATTTATGGCCTTAAAGATTGAGGTTTGCATTAAATGTGTAGATGCAGCAAAGATATATTCAGAATCTATAATTGATAAACAATATCAAAAACATCCAGGCACTTGGTTAAATCAAGGTTGCTGGGATGATGAAATAATAAAAGAAACATCAAGAGATAAGAACAAAATTCAAGGAGGTGAATATGATGGAATGGTATTTTAATGAGTTTTCATGAAAATGGTATAAAGATAAAAAGAAATTCAGGGCAAGTAAAAACACAATGTCCTAAATGTTCACAAGATAGAAAAAAGAAATCTGATCCTTGCCTTTCAGTTAATATAGATGAAGGAGTTTGGAATTGCCACAACTGTGGATGGGCTGGAGGTTTAAAAAAACAAAACAAATACATGAAAGAAAAACCTTTTATATTACCTAAAGAGATAAATGTAAATCAAGTTTATTCTGAAAAACTTATAAAATGGTTTAATTCTAGGGGAATATCTGCTGAAACTATGATGAAAAATAGAATAGCTGAAGGTGAAGAGTATATGCCACAAATAGGTAAAGAAGCTAAAACTATACAGTTTAAATATTTTAGAGATAGCAAATTAATTAATATAAAATATAGGGATGCTGCTAAAAACTTTAAATTAGTTAAGGATGCTGAAAGGATTATGTATGGTTTGGATGATATATTAGGTAAAAAAGATGTTATTATAGTTGAAGGAGAAATGGATAAATTAGCTTTTTATGAAGCTGGATTTAAAAATTGTGTTTCTGTTCCTAACGGAGCATCTAATTTAAAGATGGAATATTTAAAAGACTTTCCTGAAAATTTAGAAAAAGTTTATTTAGCAGTAGATAATGATGAGCCTGGAAAAAAATTACAAGAAGAGTTATCAAGAAGAATAGGTAGAGATATATGCTATAGAGTTTTTTATCCTGAAGGATGTAAAGATATAAATGATGTATTAATAAACTATGATATAGATGCTGTTAAATATTGCATAGAAAGTTCGCAAACCTATCCATTGGAAGGAGTGTTGAATGTAAATGATTTTGATGTAGATATTGACACATTGTATGAAAACGGATTACAGAGAGGTTTAACTGTAGAACATGAATCTTTTGATAGTTTATTTAGTTTTTCATCCTCACAACTAACTGTTATAACTGGAATCCCTACACATGGTAAAAGTAATTTTTTAGAACATCTAGCAATGAGATTGTCTGCTAAACATAATTGGAAGTTTGGTGTTTTTAGCCCAGAACATTATCCTATGCAATTACATTTTTCAGTATTAGCTGAAAAGTTAATTGGCAAATCATTTAGAAAAATAACTAGATATGATAGGATGACTAAAAATGAATTACATTCAGCTAAAGAATTTATATCTCAACACTTTCATTGGATTAGACCTGATGGAGATGTATATACTATTGATTCAATATTAAATACTGCTAAAGGCCTAATAAGAAGGCATGGTATAAATGCTTTAATAATAGATCCATATAATAAAATAGATGCTAATATTGGTAATCAAAATGAAACTAATTTTATAAATAAATTTTTAACTAAGCTAACTATATTTAAACAAAAATATGATATTCATATCTTCCTTGTAGCACATCCAAGAAAGATGCAAAAGAAAGATAATGGTCAATACGAAATTCCAACTCTTTATGATGTAGCTGGTTCTGCTAACTTTTATAATCAAGTTGATAATGGAATGACTGTTTATAGGGATTTTAAAAATAAACTTACTAATGTTTATGTTCAGAAAGTAAAGTTTAGACATATTGGAAAAATAGGTGAAGCAACATTTAAGTTTAACTTAAAAAATGGTCGTTATAGTGAGATAGGAGAAAACTTAGATGATGATTCTTATCTTAAGGAAATGCAACAAAGTATGCTATAATCAAGCATTTGTGAAATATTTTTTGTTATATTGTAAAAAGAAATTAAGTTTCAATTCTTAATAACTTGTAATTGTTAGTTATTAACTTTAGTAATAATATATTAATTTTGATCTATGAAATATAAAACCATCAAATCAGTATTGAAGAGTCAATTAAAAAATAATGCAAAAGTTTTTTGGACTTGGAGAAAAGGTGAAAATGAAGAATTTACTTGTATTTACAAGAACTATAATGATAATTTACCAATATATACTACACAACAATTACTTGATAAAATAGATGAAAAAACCAATATACAGAGTGCTAGTTAATTTTGAATACAGAAATAATAGCAGAAGTAATTATATTAGAACTCAAGTTAAGCAAGACTATATAGATACTTTTGCTTTATCAAAAGATAAAGATGAAATATATGATCAAATTAAAAGTAAATTATTAAGAAAGATTGGTAAAAAAGAAGGAGAAGTTCAAATTAAAATTACAAATATAGATATTGAAGGCCAATATGGAGAAACAAACAGATAAACATAGCAAGTATTATTATGATAAAAAAAGAAATATGAGTGATCAGTATGATGGTAAAACTAGAAGTGGAGGTATTATGAGTGATAGCAGAGTGCCTGAATATTATAAAGGCAAAGAAGGTTATGAAGCAAGAAAAGTTTGTGATAATTTTGAACTTCCTTACCACCTTGCTACAGCAACTACTTACATTTTACGAAGCTATCACAAGCATGATAGTCCAGTAGAATGTCTTACTAAGGCAATAGCACATTTAGAGTTTGAATTAGAAAAAATAGAAAGACTTAAAAATTAATAAAATGGGTAAAAAAAATAAGCTAGTAACAAATGATAGAGTAGAGGTTATTGATAATGATTTAAAATATAGGGTTTGTATTGACATGAGAGCTTCAGGTAAAGCTGGAGGAGGTCAGTTTGTAGAACATAAAGGATTAAAAGATGCTATTGAAGCAATAGAAAAAAAAGGCATAAATAGAATGGTTGGATTAGTTTATGATGGCACAGATAGATTGGAGATTTTAACACAAAATATTATAGAAAATTTACCTAAAGAAAAATTTGAAACTGCTGAAGAAATTGATTAATTTTTTTAAAAATATTATTGAGCTTGTTAAAATGTGTTTAAGTGCAAACTATGGATATAAAAACAAATTATTTGAAAATTTAGAGGATTATGAAAAGAAAAGAAAATGAATCTTATGAAGATTATGTTGAGAGAAGAAAGCAAGACAACATAAAAACTAAAAGAAGATTAAAAGGAGTTAAAGTTTGGCCAGGAGATTGGGGTACTTATAACTCAAGTGTAGATGGAGCTGTAGAAACTAAACTAAAGACAATAATGGATAAGTTGAAAAATAAAGAAGATGAAAAGATCTAATATATTGCAGCCAGATTTAAAAGATTTATGCCCTATGTGTAATCAAGGCTTTAAAGGTTGCCCATGCAATAGAAAAAGAGCTGATGATGAAAAAGTAGTTCATGCTAATTGTTTAAAGAAATATAATCACATGTTAAAATTAAATAAAATTGAAAATGGAAAATAAAGAAAATTTAAAAGAAGAACTAGGGGAAAATGTTAGAGCTTTTATAGATTTAGATGCTACTGGAGCAGCTAAAGGAGGAATTTTTTTAAGAAGTGATTTAGTAGAGCATGTAGAAAAAATTGAAAAAGATGGTAAAATGAAAGTTGTTGGAATCGTTTATGATGGCACTTATAATTTAGAAATAGTTTGTCAGGAAGTAGGTAAAGAAGAAGCAATGAAAATAAGCAATCCAGTTCCTTTTATGAAATAATGATTTTATATCCCAAAAAAGGAATGGCTAAACCAAGAATGACACAAGCTGATTCTTGGAAAAAAAGACCTATCGTTTTAAAATATTGGGAATATAAAGATCATATAAAAAACTGGTCTAGTCAAAATGACTTTAACTTAGGCAATGACATATATTGTGTTTTTAATATACCTATGCCACCTTCTTGGAGTAAAAAAAAGAAAGCTCAAATGTTGGGTAAACATCATCAGCAAAGACCAGATATTGACAATCTTTTAAAAGGATTAATGGATGCTCTTCTTGAAGAGGATTCGCATATACATACTGTTTATTCAAAAAAAGTTTGGAGTGAAGAAGGATCTATTGAGTTTTACAAAGACATAGAAGTAAGGATATATTAATCTTCTCTTTTTATATTAAAGTCTTTATTCATTTTATATCTTTGCTTGTAGATAATATTTCTACATTGCTTTTCACATATATTATGCTTAATAGATAGATCCATAAATGTATGTCCTATATGCCCATGATTTTGTATTAAAAATTTATCAAAATCTTTAAACATCATATAATTTCTTAAAGTTTTAGGAGAGATGATTCCATTTTCAATTAGATGATAAACTAAATCTTTAACTGTAAAATCATTACCCCACCTTATAATAGATTCTTTAAATACAGAGTCTTTAAACTCTTCAATAACCTCTATGCTATTTGGCATTTATCTCCACCAGTTTTTTGGGCACTTTATAAAATCTTCATCTATATTGTTCTTAGCTCTCAAGAAACATCCACAAGCACCACATTTTTCAAGCACATTAAGCTTTAGAGGGTTCTGGTAGACATTACAAGGGTTGCTCCTACATATAGACATCCTTTCTTCATAAAGTTCTTTAGAAGCGATTTTAATTCCTTTTCCTAAAATTAACTGATAAAATAATTTCCTTAAATCTTTCATGTTACAAATATTATATTAAATTATGAAAATAATGAAGCTCTACCTTCAGAGATTTCAACAACTGATTGTGAAGTAGTTATTTCTGATTCTGAAACAAAAACTTGTTGTGAATTTATAGCACCAGATATTAAGTTAGCAACATCTTTAGCTTTCCATCCATCTGTAGCTGAATCCATTTGTGTTTTAGTACCAGGAGATATTCCTCCTAAAGCAAACTTTTTACCCCCTCCAGCAACATTCATAGAAGATAACTGAGTCTTAAACATTGCTGTAGATTTTTTATTGATTACAGCTTCACCACCTTCTAACTCTACAACTCTACCTCCTGCTTTAAATTTTTCCCCTCCTTGTGCATGTGATTTTCCATGAACCATTCCTCCAGCAGCAAACTTCTCTAAAGTTCCATCTGATGTTGCACTAGGAGTAATACCACCTTTAGCACCAACAAACTTTTGTGCCATTATCATTCCTATTTGAGCAGCTACTAATGCAGATGTTAAAGGAGCAGCAGCAATAGCACCAATACCAGTTTGTGCTGTTACTTTAGTAATAGCTTGTGCTCCATTAATAACAGCCATTACAACATTATTGGCTTTCTCCATCATAAACTGCTTTCTCTTAATTTCTGTTATATCAAATTCTTTTTGCCTTTCTAATGCTAACATTTTCATAGAATGCTCTTCTTCCATTCCTTGAGTATCTTGTCCTGCTGCTTCTGCTATTTCAAGTTTTCTGTCAAACTTAGTTTGTTCATTTTCTGATGTAGTAGTAAAATCTGTTTCTAAATCTGCTATTCTTGCTTCAGCTATATTGTTAAATACACTTAATATCATTCCAGAGATTTGGGAATAAACCTCTTTCATTTTACCTATCCTTGCATCTTCAATAGCATTCATTTCATCAGAAAGAGTTTTTGCAGCAGCTAATCTCTCTGCATTTGCTTCTAATTCTGTTATAATACCTAATTTTTCTCTTGTCTTTATATCAGCTAATTCTTCTGTATTAGTTTGAGTGGCAAGTGAAGCTCTTTTTTTCCATACTTTACCTATATTAACAAGACTGGTATCCATCATTGCTAATTCAGTTTTGTTTTTATCTCTTATTGCATCTATATCTCTTTTGTTAGTTTTATATGCAATTTTTAACTTTTCATTTTCCCAGTAATCAAAAGTAGCAGATTGTAGCTCTAAGTTTGTTTCTAATTTAGCATCTTCTTCTCCTTGTAGTTTAAGCAATACAGCAGTAAGCTCTTCTTTTTTTACTCCAGTCTTAGCCATTAAATCATTCCATTCATCTTCATTCATGTTCTTCAAAGTGGCAAACTTATTTCTATTTGCTTTTATGTCTGCTTGTATTTGGGCAACATTACTTTTACCCATAATAATCCCAATAGACTCCTGATTTGTTCTTATTAATTCTTCTTCATCATTATATTGTTGCATCTTTAAAAGATAACCTTGATCAGCAGCATCAGCTTGTCTTACAAGCACATCATTAATAGTTTTAATTTGAACATCCATTAATTCTTTTAATCTGTCTTTTGTTTTGTTTAATTTAAAACCTGAAAGACCTGATTTATCAAAGGCATCACCATTTTTAGTTAATGATTTAGAAAGATTTGTAACAAATTTTCTGAACTCAGATATTTTTACATTTATAGTTCCTTGCTGAGAAACAAATTCATCATAAAAAGCTTTACCTTCTTTACTTGTGTTATTCCACATTTTAGTGTATAATGCCTGGTATTTAGCTGTAGTTTCATCATCACCTTTTGCTTTTATTTTATCTAACTCTTGTGAAGCATTTAGTAAATCTCTAGCTCTTTGTAAATCTTCTAATCTAACTTTTGCTTTACTTTGGATTACTTCTTGTTCTTTAAATGTCTTTACTCTAAAATCTTCAAGAGCAGAAAGATTTATCATTCTTTCTTTTTGTCTATAGCTTTCTTGTCCTTTCAGGTCAATTCCGTTAGCTTCAGCTTGATTCGCTATATCTTCATCCCTTGATGCTTGTTTTTCTTCTACATATTTAATTTGATCCTCTATTTCTTGATTCTTGCTCTCAAGCATAGCTTCTCTTCTTCTTTGTTGTTCTTCAATAGCTTCATTATTAGAAATTTTAATTTCATTAAAAGGTTGTGAAAATTGCTGAGTAGGATTAAAATTAAGGTTTTTAACCAATTTTTTCCCAGCTTCTCCAGTTTGTTCCAACCTATCTATTTCTGCTATAAAAGCAGCATCTGCTGCATTTCTCTCTTCTTCTATTTTCTTGATTCTATTATTAGCAGCATCAATTAATACTTGTTCCCCTGAACCTGAATTTACAATATCTCTTACTTTTTTTAATTCTTCAAGAGAAAGTATTTCTAAATCTATCATTCCAACTAGATCTCCATAGGTTGCTGTCATTTCTCTAAGAGCATCATGTCTTTCTTCTGTAAATGTACCTAGTTCTTTTACAGTTTTCATTTCATCATTAAAAGCTTCATTTAATCTTTCTACATTAAATTTAGCTTCTCTCATGCTATCATCTGTTTTTCCTAACCAAGCCACTAATTCTCCTAGACCAACTATAAGTAATCCTATACCAGTAGTAGCTAATGCTACCTTTAAACCTTGTAATGCTATAGTTTGTGCATAAACTGCTGCTGTTCCTCTTCTTAGGTGTACTTGAAAAACTTGCATAAATCTAGTTAAACTAACTACTGATCTACCAGTAGCTATTTGTGTTATTCTCATTATAGCTAATCTTGCTATATAACCTTTTATTAAAAATGATAATGCTCTAAAAGTTCCATTTACTCCATTTAAAAATTTATCACTTTCTGCTAAACTTTGAACCCATTTTGTTAATCCAGTTGTAGACTCTCTTAATGCTAAATTAAATGTTTCTCCTATAGCAATACCCAAACCTTCTGTTGCAGACTTTAATAATGTAAAATCTCCAGTAAGAGTATCAAGTCTAATAGATGCCATTCTATTTATATCTCCTTCAGCTTGATTTAATAAATCGCTTGATAATTTTAATTTTTCAATATTATCAATTAATATTAAGAATGCTGGAGCAGACCTTTTGTCAAGAAGAGTAGTTGCATCTGTAAGATTAAAAGTTTCTTCCTTCATTCTCTCAAGCTCTACTATAAGTTGAGGTAGTCCCTGAACAGTATGACCTATGCTTTTGTTTAATGAAGAGTTAGCATCACCTAATCTTATAAAAACATTTTTTAGTGCATTACCAGCAATAGATCCATGAATACCAGCATCAGCCAATGTCATTAACATTGCACTTGTTTCTTCAATAGTAAATCCTGCTGTCTTTGCTACTGGAGCTGCAAACTTCATAGATTGCGTAAATCTTTCAAGATTTAAAGCTGAACCAGTAAAAGAAGCTCCCATGACATTTGTTACTCTAACTACTTGTGATGCTTCTAATCCATAAGCTCTTAATGATGATCCTGCAATGGCTGCTGCTGAAGATAAACTTTCACCAGTTGCAGCAGCTAAATCTAATGTTGCATCTTGAGCTGCTAATATTTCTGGAGTAGTAAAACCTAAACGAGCAAATTCTTCTTGTAGTTGTGCTACTTGTATAGCAGTAAAAACTGTTGTTCTACCTAATTCTTTAGCACTAGCTGATAATTCTTTAAACTGTTCATCAGTAGCTCCTGAAATAGCCCTTACAGCAGCCATCTGCTCTTCAAACTTAGCAAAGACAGTAATAACACCCTTTATACCACTAATAATAGCTCTAAAGGCAAATGCAGCAGCAATAGCTATACTTGCAGACTTAAATATAGATACCATTCTAATCCCAGAAGAATTTAATCTTTTAGTAGATGCAGTAGTTTTTTTAATAGCACTAGATGTTCTGCCCATTTGAGCAGTCATAGTAGACATTTGTTTAGAGGTAGCAGCATATTGTGCTGTTCCACTTTTTAAAAGTTTTAACTGGGCTGTTGCTTCCTTAAGCTTTGTATTAAGTAATATTAATTCCTTGAGATTAGCTTTAAATCTATATAGAGTTGTTTCTGTAGCCATTTATTTATTTTTAATATTTAGAACCCCCTTGTATTTTATTTTTATTATCTTTTTCTTCTTGTGTTTGTTCTGATGAAAAAAGTTTTTCTATGTCTGTATCTGTAAATTCAACTGATTTTATAACATTATCTCCATTTTCATTTATCTCTCTTTCTGCCACTTGATAAGGATCTTTTTTAATAATTAAATCATGTATTGTTCCATCTGCTTCTTCTACATAAATTTCTCCTCCTCCAATCTTTACACAACCATCCTGGCTAATTGAAAAAGCAGTATGTCTGTCATCATCACTTGTTCCCATTCCTACTTGAAATATATCTGTAGTGTTAGGGTTATTAAACCTTCCAAGTACAGTTTGATTGTCATTAGCTACAACACCAGTACCTATAGCAACACCTTTTCCTAAAGCAGTATTATTGGTTTCGTTTTCTATTGCAAAACCTCCACTTCTTTTTAAAGAATTTTTTGTTTTACCAGGAGCACCACTTAAATCTAATTTTCTTTTTTCTACATTTCCAGAATATTCTCTTGCAAAATCTTTTGCTTGTTTAAATTCTAAAAGCTCTACTTTAGTAAGTGTGTTTTTATTAGGTTGATAATCAATTATTTTATTTACAGTCCAATATGTTGAAACACTATCAATTCTTAAATGAATTAAATCTCTAAAATCAAATGTTGCAATATCAATAGGAGTAAGATTAAAATATGCTGTTCTTAAAACAGAACCACCATTCATTTTTTCATAAGCAACTCTCCAATACTTTTCAAAAAGACCTAAACTTTCTTTACCATTTTGATCATCATGATTACACCATGATAAGCAATAAGGATCTGTATCAATACCCTGCTTCCAGCCATCTACCCAATCCATGTAAGGATATTCATCTTTAGTTTGAGCAAATCCAGCATCATTTTCCCATTGGTAAGGACTACATTTATGAGTTGATCTTTTAGTTGAAGAGCTATCCATCCACCAATCAGGTTGTTCATTATGATGCCCATTTAGTAAACTGTAATGATTTAATATTCTTAATTTCATTTTAGGAAACCTTATTCTTTCAGGTCTAGCTGCTGTATTTATAGATCCTCCATCATCATACCAATAAATAGGCATTATTGGATTTGCTTTTTTAGTAGCAGGATTATTCCAAGACTGATCTCCCCAACCATAATGACCATTAGAATGTTGAGAAGGATTAGGCTGAACTCCATATTGGTTTGTTCTTACTGAAATAGCAACTTCTTTTGTTCCAAGCTCTACAGTTTTTTTTCTAAATCTTTCACTTTGAATTTCAATATGAGTTTGATATTCACCTTTTCCTACATTTTCTCTCCAGCGATCAATAACTTCTATTAATTCATCTCCACTATCTCTAGTGTATCTAAATACTATTTCTTTAGCTAGTTCTTCTACTATAAATTTATCATTCCATTTAGAAACATCTAATTTTTCAGACCAATCTTTTGTTTCTCCACTACCAAAAAAATCATTATAAGGCTCTATATGAATAGTTCTATTAATAGCATCTGCTTTCCATTGAAGATTAAACATTTCTGTCAATCCTTTTAATAAATCAATTTGTTTTGTTTCACAACTTAATATTTGATTATTATTTACATCTACAGATGGTATTCCTCCAGATGCTAAAGGATAAACTAGGGCTTCCATACCTACACCTCTAACCCAATATTTATATGCATACATATATGATTCTGCTACTATTCTCCAACTTAATACATCTCCAGCTTGGCATCCAGTCATTGTAATATCATCTGCATAAGCATGAAGGCCATGATCTCCCAATCCTGGTAATTGTCCCCACCATACATCTCCTTGAACTACACCATTTTTTAAAAAATGAATCCTTACATGTCCACCATCTCCAAATGTTCCATAACTAACATCTATATCCCCAGAAAGAACCATTTTGTAATCTCCAGCGAAAGGAACTGTATAGCCATGGTTAGAAGATCCATAAGCCGATCCAGTACCACCATTACCAGAAAGGCAATTACTTAAATCACTATGTATATGTATTGAAGGGTACCAAGTTCTATTATGACCATTTTGAGGAATATATCCACCATTTTTAAAGTTAGATTGTCCTAAAAGGTCATCAGCTTGATGACTTCCTGATATTTTGGCTTTTGCATAATAATCACCATTAGAACCAAAAATATTATTAGAAATTAAATATGATTCTCCAGCACCAAAAGGTTGGCATAGTAAATGTGCTGTTGTACTGTTAAAAAATCTACTTTCTACAGTATAACCAATAGATTCAAATATTTTGTCTACTAAGATTTTAGTATAAACAACTGGATGAAAATCTTGAGCATTATGAGTATATTGTTTATTAGCAGTATTTATAGATTTGTGATACCATTCTCCGTATTGAGCTAATCCCCAAAACCAAGGTTGAGCAGGAATCTCAACTCCAGTTTCATCTTTTGTAGGAAATGGTTTGTTAAATAACCAGCTTAATTGTACCAACTCAGAGTTTTTTGATGTTGTAGGAGAAACTTGACCATTCCAATCTTCACCCAACATAAGTATATCACATAATTTACCTTCTCCTAATTCTTCAGTCCAATCAATAGTATCTTCAACTATATGACATTTGTAAAAACCTCCATTTGCAGTATTACCTTCTTCTATACGCATTAATCCTTCAAAGACATGAACTCCATTTGCTTTAACCCTACCTCTTTGCCATCCAATAGTTCTTTTTTCTGAGTTTACACCTAACATTGGTGTTAAAACTGAATTATTATGAGGACTTGCTGGTAACATAAATGTTTTTGAATATCCAGCAGTTCTTTTTGAAATATCACTAATATCTCCTACACTAAAATTTAAAGATAAAGGCACTCCTTCACTTTCAAATACTTCAAGAAAATTCCATTTGTAATTATCAACATCATAATCAAGAGTTGATCCATAAATAGGCTCTTGCTCTCTTCTTAAGTCTGGATCTTTTTTATTAAGTTCTATTGATTCTATAATTACACTTGCACCAGCACCAGAATCTATTTGCTCAACATTTAAAAGTGTTAGCTGACCATCCATCATATCAGCAAATTCAGGCAATGGACTTCCTGCAACTCTTTCCATGCCAGTATCAGCAAGTGCAAAATTACCACTATTATTTTTTCCTTTCCAAACAGCACTATGAGGTAATGCTGCCAGACAAACAGTATAAACACCAGGAGTTACAATTTCAAAACCATTAGTTAATCCAGAAGTTATAGCTGAATTTTCAGGAGTTCCTTCAAAAAGTTGAATTTTAGCATTTACTATTGAAGCTACAGTAATTTTAATTTCCCATGATTGCAATCCAGTATTTATACCTGGCTGATTATCATCCCAATTAGTTCCAACTATAGCTTCTCTAAAATCTGATCCTCTTAATCCAAGATAACCTTCATTTACAAAACATTCATTTATTTCTAAGTTTTGTTGTGAACCACTAAACATTTTACCTCTATAAGACATTGCTTTTGACTGACTTTCTGCATTCCAGCTTAATGTGTTTCCACTACTATCCCATTTCCCAGAATGAACATAAGGAGAAACATACCAAGTATAATCTTCATGATTAAAAGCTTGATTACCTACATGCCATATATTATCTATTTGAGCATAATCATCTAAATGATCTCCACCATTACCTTTTACAATTAACATATCGTTACCATAAGAGTCTACTATATCAAAACACATAGTAACTACACTACCTACAGTTCTTTTTATATAAAGACATCTACCTTGAACATTCCAATCTCCTTGTCTAGCTTGTTGAACACCATTATAAGGCCTATGCAATCCATTACCCCAACTCCAAGGCTCTAGTCTATGAAAATTGGGAGGGCTAAATCCAACAACACCTAAGTTAAACATAATTAATTTAGCATTACTAGAAGGCTCGTAAGCTATTCCAGCTAAATTAGGCTGTATTTGAGTTTGAGAACATCCAAGAGCAGTATCTCCTACTCCCCAATAATAACCTATGTAAGCTCCACTATAACCTTCCTTGTATATATCAGGAAATGCATTAGTAGGATTAAATCCCATATCTCCTGATGAATTTGCAGGTTCAGTACATCCATGGTAAACATCTATATCATTATACCCTATTATTACATTATTAGAAATATTCTTAGTTCCATCAAGCTCTCCAATCTCTAATACTACATTGTAGGGTTCATTACTTTCAGCCATTATCCTCTAGGTTGTGTTTTTTGACTAGATAAAGTATATTCAAATTGCACAAAATATGTGCTTTCATCTGATGAATATAATTCAAAAGTGTTAGGGTTAATTAATATAGGAAATAATTGATTTGCTCCCATAGGATCGTGATTCTCTACATGTTCGTATGGCATTTGCACCCATACTCTTGCACTTGTAGCTAATTCAGATAACCAGAGTGCAGTTTTTTTATCAACTGGTTGAGTTACTACAGTATAATTATCTTCTCTTTCTGTGTTTAACCAAGTTCTTGTGTGATAACCATTGTGAAAACTACCATTATTACCTCTTTCATATTTAGTTCCACTTAATGTAACACCTTGCTTATGAGTTCCATAAGAACTAAACCAATCAAAACCTCCTAATCTGTTTTGAAAAATAAACTTAGTTCTTTCACATTTTCCTTGATTTATATCATGTACTTTATTAAAATCATTGTGGTCTAAAAAATTTTTAGTTGAATTATCATAATGTATATTTTGCCAATGTGCTAGTACATAGCTAGTATTTTCATAATGACTAGTGCTCCAAAAATTATTAATAGAAAAAAAACCAGATCCAGCCATCATACAGATTGCTACTCTTTTACAAATTAATTCACCACTAGCGTTTACTATTTTATTGTAAGGAGCTCCAGAGGAAAATGCTAAAAACATATCAAGTGATTTTGGATGTACTGGTAATCTAAACTTTTCTTCAACTTTGGGAGTAACATCTATAAAGTCTGCTCCAGTCGCATTAATTCCATCATTATATCTAATTATAAGTACATATAATTTAGGACTAGATGTGGTTTTATTAAAATATGTATATAAAGAATCTCCTTGCTGGTCAAACATACTTATGTGTTGCCCATGTCTATAATCATTATTAAAAGGATTAGGCATCCTAGTTAATGGAAGTGTAGTTTCAGGGGTACTACCTGCAATTAAATTTGCTCCTAAAGTGTATCTATCTAAATGACCAAAAGTGCTCCAAGATGATGTACTTATGTTTATATCTGTATTTGCTGGAGTTGCTATAAAAGCTGTTGAGCTTATTATATCTTCAAGAGCATCATAAGTTTGTCCTTGAGCAGTAGCAGAATATCTTACTGGCCAAATTCTAAGTTGAAATCTATTAGTTTCTAATCTACCCATTGAAACATAAGTAGCCCATGACCACATAGGACTATTAGCTTGACCAGTATAATGTCTACAGTATTCCATAACATTAAATTCAAACATTCCAGGTTGTGCTGTTCCATCAAGTGTTTTTGTGTAAGCATTCATCATAACTCCAGTAGAAACCCATTGATCTTTAATTCCATTTTGATAACCAGAATCTATATATAATTCTCCTCTTAAATGTGCTACATCACCATCAGATATATAAGCAGTCATTAAAATAGGCCTATATGCAGATACAAAGACTCTATTTATATCTTGCATCATCATTAATTTCATTGCTGTTGCCATATTTTTATATTGTTCTATGTAAAGCTCTATGAGCATCTATATTAACAGCCATCATAACTTGTGATCTCATATACTCTACTAATTCATTATCTAATTGTCTTACTATCTCTTGCACCCAACCTAAATTCATAGGAGCTTTGTTTTTCTGCTTCTGAGTTGCTGCAATACGAAAAGCAGCTTTTAATCCTTTTTTATAATCTCCTTTATAAAACTTTTTAGCAGCCCAGGCAGCTAATCCTCTTATATATGCACTTCCTGGCTTTCCTCCTTCTCCTGAACCTTTAGAAAAAGGAACATCATTAATTCCTCTGTCTAAAAATAAACCATATTTATGTTCTGTAGTTACAACTACAGTTATTCTATTACCACCAGCATTTGTAACCTCTGATTTAAGACTTTTTGATAAATCTCCAGAAGTTGTCATCCTTTTTGTACTAGGATCACCACCTTTAGTTCTGATAATATTTAACTGCTTTCTTATTCTTTTTTCAGCAATTTTACCAGCTCCTTTTACTAAATTATCTATACTGCTTAATCTACTCACTCTTAGTCTATGTCTAATTCTGGGTTACTTGTTTGATCATCAGGGAAAGCTGGAGGGAATACACTACCATCATTCTCTACACATGGCTGTTCTCCTTCTCCATAACAACAAGTTCCATCATCAACCCCAGCATTAGGATCATAGTTAATTGCTAATGGATCAGTACATCCACAAGCACCAAAATACTCTGCACAAGGGCTATCACATCCTTCCCCACCACCACCATTACTACAAGGATCTACAGTTACAGCAATATTTGCTATAGCATCAAACTTAACTTTTAAAGTTATTAAATTATCATTGTAAGTTCCTTTATCTCTATATATTTGAATTTTATGTTTTGGTATATGAGCTTTACACCCACCACCACCACTAATACCAAGTGCAAGGCAAGACAACATATTCCATAACTTTAATTCAAGAGCAGCCATTGCTGTAACAGCATAATTGTCAAATTTTTGAATACCCTCTTTGCTACCTCTGTTTAATGGTCTAGCTAATACTAATTCAAAAGTATAAACTTCTTTAATACCTTCTGCAATATAAGATGAAGGGTAATCAATATTAAGCAAATCATAACAAATATTATGATCAAAATTTATATGGTCTGGCTTTCCAAATTTAACAGTACAAAAACCAGCAGCTTTTGCACAAGTCTGAAAGTCTGTCATTAATGATGTTAAATCGTAGGTAGTATTATAGGTACTCATATTTTATTTATTATGTAATTCATTTAAACTTTTTTCATACTGATTACAAGCAGATTTCCAAGATAAATATGTCAATATATCAAAAAGATTAGCTAACTGAACACTTACAAGGGGAGTTTCACCTGGCAAGGTAAATATTCCATCTTGAGCAATGTTATACAAGGAATTTAACCAACCATAACCATCTATTGTTGATTTTGCAGCTATCCTTGCTTTTGCATCTCCTCCACCTCCTGAAAGGTTAGGGAACTGATCACTAATCTTTGTTCTAACTTGTTCAAAAAAAAAGCGACATCCCAAATGGTTGCCATATCTAATTTTTTAAACATTTCTGCTCGTTTATCTATTATTCCATCATCTAGCTTTTCACTTTCTCCTTCTTTTTTACAAAGTATAGCAATTTGTCTTGGCAATATATCTAAATTACCTTTATCTAACATATTACTATGTAATTCTAATTGTTCGGCTTCTATATATCTACCAAAAGATGATTTTTGCATAAACTCTACTGGTAAATAAAATTTTTCTTCTTTTAATACAAATGATTCTATATGTATAGGAACATAAGACTCATTTAAGAATGTAAGATGATTCATTAAATTAGCAGCTACATCTATATCTAGCATACTTACTTGCTCTTCTGTTAGCTTAGACCAATAACAAAGTATTTGAGTGTTATCCTTTAAATCTAAAAGAGCATTTTCCCATTCTTTTGTAACATCATTTTTATTAGCAGCTTCTCTATTAACAAAGTTTTGTATCAGTTTAGTAAACCCTACAAAATCGCCAAAACTAACCTCCATCCAATTATCTGGAAGTTCTATAATATTATCATTTAGATTAAATTCAGTCATTAGTTTAGGTTTATTTTTCCATCTACATAAGTTAAAGGATCTATAACTAAAGCTAGATCAAGCTCTAGTATAAAATTTTCAATCAAAGATATAACTTTTTTCTTATAAATCATTATATTACCTTCGTTTTCAAGAGCTGCAAAATAACCATTAGTAGCCCAATAAACATTATTTGCTAATGAATGATACCAATTTTTAATCTCTACTTCTCCTGCAACACAAGAAGCTCCTAGTTTATTGTGATAAATAACACATTCTGCAATAACTTCTTCAAAACTAAAAACATCTTCATCATAATAAGTGGCATCATCTATAATATCTTGTAGATCTTTTAAAAAAGTACAAACTAACCTAGAATGTAACTTGTTTAAGCAATAAATCTCAACATATTTATCCATTATACAATATAACAAAAAGTATCTGGAACTTTATGGAACAAAAAATCACTTTTTACCTCCAGCCTAATATTCTGTTACCTCCTTTAAATAAATATCTCATTCTCATCATAAGAGCATCTGCAAAATCTGGAGAATGCCCTAAAACAGCTTTCATTTCTTTTTTTGATAGAATTGCCAATTTACTATCATTATCTATGTTTTTTCTTCTAATAACCTCAAATTCTTCAATAATCTTGTTTCTAAGGTCAGTATCATTGCATTTTACCCAGATATTACCTACATTTATCTGTTCTGCAAGTTTATAATAGCATTGTGTCTTTAAATTCTGATAACTCTCTTTACTTAAAGGTTTGGCATTATTTACAAAAGGTTGCACTCCTTTCATGTAATGAGAGAGATATTGGCCTACTCCATCACTATCTATTATGATGTTTTTTTGTGGTATTTTGTGTATTTCTGCTAGGTTTCTTATCAGTTTCTCCACATTATCGGCAGATGTCTTGTCTTTTGTAACTATTTCTTTAACAACCATGCCATACCAGACACAAATCACTAATTTATCACTTCCAAGTAGAGCAATATCACATGAAAGATACCTTTCTCCTTCATCTTCAGATACAGATGAGTTAGTAAACATGTTTAATACTGATTCATAGTCAAAAAGTCTATCTTCTCCAGAATCATACTCCCAGTTACCATGTAATAGTCTTTCTCTTGATACTGGATCAAGTTTCTTTAATTGTTCTTCATAAAATTCTGAAATATGAGGGTTGTCTGATAATTTAGCCTTAACAAACTTCTTATGAGTAGCTAAAGTACCATCTCTATCTTGTTTATAGAAGTCATACACCCAATTTTTCGCAGGATTACAACTCATAAGCACTTTTGGTCGTAATTTATAGTCAGAAAGCATAAAACGAATCCTGGAAGCTACAACATTCTTTGCCTTTTCTGTACATTGGTTCACCTCATCTATAAAAGCACCTGAAATTTCTAGTGAACCAAGTGAATCAAAGTTTGGATCAGCAGGGTATTGATAAAGGTCTTTTAAAAGTATTGTACTGCCATTTGTAAACTCAATAACATTACTTTGGGCATTAAATTTGTAAGTTTCTCCTTTTTTAACTCCCCAATCACTACAAACCATGAAAAAAGAGTTTAAAGTTGTTTCTTTTAGTGTTTTCAATACAGCTCTACCCATTAACCAGCGAGTTCCAGGATAACGAAGGCAAGAATACAATAACCAAGCTGCTCCAAAATAACTTTTACCTCCTCCAGCACTTCCTCCAAAAAGAACTTCACTTGTTTCTTGATCGTGAAGATAATTCCAAGCTTTATCTTGTTTTGGGGTGGGATTAAAATCTATTTCCAAATTTTACGAAATAATTTGTATGATGGTTGCATTATAAGTTTAACCAGTATAAAATATGTCATTCCAACTGGAAATACAGCACAAAAAGCTATAATGCCAAAAAAATACTCTAAAAACCCAGCATTATCCATTACCTTGTCAATTCCTTTATTAAATTCTTTCATTGTTTTTTATTTATAGGTTAAATATTTGATTTTGCTCAAGACTTGGAACATCAGAAGGTAAATTAGCAGGAAGCCAAGTTGTTTTAATATAATTCTGTATCGTACTGTTTGCTCCTTGACCATTATTAACAACATACTTTAAATCTGGAAATTGCTTACTTTTATTAACCATTACTTTAAATTGCTCTAATGTTATTGTTCCAGATGGAGTAGATGGAGTTGCAGGATCATTTTCAAGAAAAGCAGCATGAGCAACTATAGTATCATAGAAACTTTCTGATTCTTCTGGCATTACAACATAGGAAGATAAGTTTTTTATTTCCCCAAGAGTTAATCCAGGATGCAGTACATCTTCTTCTGTTCCAAAAAAAGTTATTGTTATAGCATAGACAGTTCCTTCTACAAACTCTGTTTTGCTCCCACCAACTGATTTTATAATATCTTCTCTTTGTGTTTCTGCCTTAATATATTTACCTTCAGATGTATGTTTCTTTAAAGACTTAACAAGTGATTTACTTGTAGTTCCTCTGTCTAATGTTGTTCTTACATGTGCAGATTTACCAGCATTCTTAACTTTTCTAGCTTTAATTATGTATGTCATTTTTATTCTTTTTTATTCCAAACTATGTTAATTATTTTCATTATATTAGCACTCTAAAGTTTAGTTAATTACTTTAAAGATATATACCCCTTTAACAAAAGTGATAACGGAGTTGTCGTGCTTTTGTTTAAGCGATTATATGGGGATATTATATCTACTCCTCTGGTGGCTTATAGTTAAATACAAAACCTTCCCCACCACTAGTAACATCAACTCTATCAATTACAATCCCTTTCATTTTTGCAATATCCTGAAGCAACAATCTACAGATATTCAAATCCCCTGCCTTATATCCTTGACTGTATAAATCTTGCAACATGATCGCATGTTTATCCATTTCATATTCTCTTTCCTCAGAAAATTGCTCTGCAAAAGTTTCTAATGCCTTTTTATAATAGATACTAGCCATCCTCCTCTTAATCCCCCAATGAGCTTCACAATACTCCATTATATCAGTATATCTTACTCCTCTTAAAATTAATTTTACAACTTCAGTAGTTCTTTTATAACTAACCAATGATGTAGCCTTTCCTGAGTCTTTTGTGATGTCTAAAGCTGAAGTTTTTTTATTAGAAACTACAGCCTTAATAGTTTTTAAATCTTCCTCCTTTTGAAGCAGCTTGGCATTCCTCTTATCAGCTCTTTCTTGATCTCTTTTGTTCATTTTACAAAGTTACAATATTTATGTACAATATAACAAAGAATAAATAATAAAGTTTGGAACTAAAATATATATTATGCAGTAAGTGTAATAAAAGTTGAAAATCCGAAAATCTAGTGTGAATATTAGACTACCCTAAAACAAGGCTCAAATTGCGTAAATCAATGATTTTTAATAATTTATTTTTTTGATTTTTGGCCTTGATTCCTGGCCTAATTGCTGCATTTTTTAACTGCTGTAATTATTTTTTTGCTTCTTTTTTGGTTTCTGTTTGTGGTTTGCTGCTCATTTTTTTGTGCTCTTTGTGGCCTTGATTAGTGTAAAATAGAATGTCTAGGAGTAACACCTGGAGCATATACTGGAGCCAATACAACACCAACACCAACACCAACAACAACACCAGATTAAACTCCTGCTGCTCATGTTATATAATAGGCCTTTTGACCTAGTGCAGCCGTTATAAGGTTTAATAAACTAACGGCCTGGAGCGTGTACTGGAGCGTTAACTGGAGCGTGTACTGGAGCGTTAACTGGAGAGTATCCTGGAGCATATAACCAGAAA